TAGAGGTTATTGCTAATGAGCAGTAAAATAGAAATATACTCAAAACCTAATTGTACTTATTGTGATAAGTCAAAACATCTTATTAAGACATTAGGTTTTGAATACACAGAAAAAATGTTTGGTAAAGATTTTACTACACCAGAACAGTTATACGAGGCTGTAGGTAAACAAGTAAGAACTATGCCACAAATAATAATTGACGATAAACACATTGGCGGATACAATGAGTTAGTTGAATATTTTGCTGATAAAGGTTTATGTAATTTTAAAGGTGAAATCATAAAGTAATGTTAATGACAGATAAAAAAGATAATAACGTTATATTGTTTCCTAAAATACCAAAGGTAAGACCTAATCAAAAGGCACAAGAGTTAGACGCTAAAAGACAGGAAATGATAAGACTACAACATAATAAAATTTATGTACAGGCATTGGGAGATGACATTACCGAGGACACCTTAATGAAGTTAAAAGATGAAAACTTTAATTTAACAGACCCAACATTTTTAAGAGATTATAAACTTTTTACTGAATCAATTAGGTCGTTATTGTTAAGACAAGTAAAGATGAAACACCCTTTACAAGAAAAGGCAGATAAGGCCATAACAACAAAAGGTGAAGGCAAAGACGTATATGCTATTACAATTGACTATGCAAAATTTTAAGAATTCCATAAAGCACTTTGGGATAGTTTCTAATACTGGCAAAATTAGTAACTTTAATCAATGCCACTATATAATAAGGAGTGAATAAATGTTTAAATCATTTTTCTCAAACGACTCAATGAAAGTCGTATCAAAATCAAAAAAAGTATCTACAAGAGGTAGAAAAACTTTGTCAAAAAGACAAAAAGTTTTAAATCTATTATCTAAAGGTGCTGCTGTTTCTTGGAAAACATTAAGAAGCAAATTCGACCTAACATCACCAAGAGCATTGGTTGATACGTTAAGAGCAGAAGGTCACATGATCTATGTAAATCAAACTGCTCAAGGTACTTCTTACAGATTGGGTCAACCAACAAAGGCGATTATCGCTGCTGGTATCCAAAAGTTATACGGAACTCCGTATGCTTACAAAAATGCGTAAATCTCTCTCTAACTAACGCATAAATAAATGTAGAGGCGGCCTTGTGCCGCCCTTACATAACAAAATGAGGAGGGCAATATGCCAATAACAACAGCAAATTTAAATATGCAATATGCAGGATCATCTGCTCCATTGCTACACGAAATTCTAATCAAAGTAAATAACGCAAAAGACAAACCTAAAAAGATTGAAGTACTAAAACAGAATGACTCTGTTCCTTTAAGACAGATATTAAAAGGCGCTTTTGATCCTAAAATTGAATGGGATTTACCACCTGGTAACCCACCATATACGGTCAATGACGCTCCAGCAGGAACTGAACATACAACCTTATATACAGAAGCCAAAAAATTATGGCATTTTGTAAAAGGTGCAGACACAGCTCTTTCAAAAACAAAAAAAGAGATGATGTTTATACAAATGCTAGAAGGTTTACATAAAGATGACGCTGAACTTATGATTGCAGTAAAAGAAAAAGAACTTAATAAGAGATATAAAGGTCTTACTGATGCTGTGGTTAAAGAAGCTTTCGGTTGGAATGAAGATTACAAGACCGCTTAATATAAATATTATAGAGTGATTCTATAAAATTCAACTGTAGGGTGCATGACAGAATGTCGCACCCTATATTCCCTTTGATTTTACTATAAAAAAACGGATATATTATCCATTTTTTGCTTGTATTTTATGCTATATCTGATATAGTAGTAGTATGAAAACAACAAAAAAGGAGAATACATTATGTCAAAAGTAAAACAATACTATACTAACGAAGCTGAAGTCGCAGTTGATAAGATTATATTACAAGTTAAACAAAACTTAATTACAAAAGAAACTGCTGCTAAAGATATATTAAAAGTTGACAATGTGAATTTATTAGATATTCACGCTGACAATGTTGATGAAGTAATATATTATGGAGTGCAGTAATGAGAAGATCAATATTTGCATTTTATCTTATATTATTTTACATTTGGTCTTTCAGTATATTTAATGCTGTAAAGGCAGATGAATACAATAAAGTAGTTATTGGTCATATTATGTCCGAAACTTTAAAAGGTTCAGATATTGATACGTCTTCTATATTAGAAAATGAGTTAGAAAAACTTGCTCATAAATTTGTTATTGATTCAATTTCTATATTACAGGCTTATTTACCTCAAATATTAGAAGGTGTTGCCGCTGATTTAAGATTACAAACAGACAAAAAATACAAAGAGGAATTATTAAATGGCGAAAACAGTAACTAGAAAATCAAAAGCACTTAAACTCAAAAAAAAGTTGAAAAAAGAGTTTTCTTTAGGTAGAAAATATCTTACAACATATAAAGATATTAAAAAATACTTTAAAGAGTTTAATGTTGCAATTTTTGATAACAAGTTATCTCCATTTGGCCAAATTCAAATAAAAGATTTAAAAAGAGAGAAGTGTGTAGGACAGGTAATTACCTTTGAATGGAAAAGAAAAGGTACTAGAATGTACAAATTAGAGATGATGCCTGCCTATCCAGATAAAAGAGATTTCTTGGATACTTTAGTCCATGAAATGGTACACTTGTACCAAATGCAAAACTTAGGTGATACAGGAAACCATAATGATACATTTTGGTCTTTTAAACCTAAAGTCAATTATATTGGCTTACAATTATAGAAAAAAGAAAGATATATTATGAGTAAAAGTGAGAAGAACCATGTTGATGATTGGTTAAAAAATCAAATCAAAAAAGGTATAAACATAATTGATTATGTTTTACAAAACAATGTAGGTGAGTGGAAACTGTATTACACAGGTCATTTACATAAAGACATCTTAAACAATTTTCCAGGCAGAACCAGTAAAAAGATATTTAAAGGTTATAGAGAACTTTTAGATAATAACCAACTTGTGTTTATTCAAAAAAAATTTGAAGAACACGGTTACGAATACTATGTAAAGAAAGGTATATAATGAAACTATTGAAAAAACATAAAGAGATTTTACAAGAGGTTGTAAAGGGTAAAGGTTACTGGAGAACACCAACCGTACCTAAAACTCATAGTGAAAAAATACTAGATGACCTTGTTAAATTATATTTACAAGACTTGATTATATTTAATAGAGAATATGATGTGCCATCTTTTGGTCCTAGTAGTGAACACAAAGTAAGATATAAATGGTATGTTGTGACCATGAATAAAAAGAAAACTTTAAAAGACTTAAAAAAGGTTATTAAAGATGGTAAAATTTAAAGTTATCATTAAAACACTAATGTTTGTTGTAGTAATAGCAACTTTTTCACTTACAGGCTACGGTTACGTATTAGATGGCAAACAAAGAATAGAAGCTTTAACACCTACATTACCTGATTTTGAACACAATAATAATCAAACATTTTTAGATAGTGTTAATGAATGTGTTGCTTACGTTTATTTTTACAATAAAGATTTAGAAGAAGTAAATTTAGAACTATTATTTGCTCAGGCATCTTTAGAGTCTGGTTGGGGAACAAGTAGATTTGCTAGAGAAGGTAAAAATCTATTTGGTATTCGTACATATGATTTAAGAGAACCTCATATGTTACCATCAAATAATCCTAAAAAATGGGGTGTAAAAGTCTATCAACACGAGTGTGATAGTGTTTTGGATTATATACAAACATTAAACAATCATCATGCTTATGAAAACTATAGAAGACTATTAAAAGATGGCATTGATGATCCATTTATATTAATAGAATCACTTGAAGCATATGCAAGTGATAAAAACTATTTTGCTAAAATTAAAAGATTATTAAAAAAAATAAAAGAGGAGTATAAGTGATGACATTAGGATATGGATTACTTTTAGGAGTTCTAGGTATATTAATAACGATTACAGGCTTGATGATTGCTCTTATTGTTTATAATAAGTCAATCGAAAAACAAAAAACAAAGACAGAAATACCAAACGCTTTAAAAGATTTATTAACAAGAAAATAATATGAAAACAAAAATAAAAAAGTCTGAATATGAGTCACTTGCAATATGTATTAAAACAGAGCAAGTACCTGCTAATGATATTGCAGAATATTTTAAAGACAAATCATTTTACAATTATTATAAAAAGAACTGGTTAAACAAATAAATATTATACTATGTTTCTTACACTATTAACTTTCCTATCAGCCATAAGTATATCAATGATAGCTGCAGGTTATTCTATTATAGGACTTGCAACATTATTTGCTGGCGCAGCCGTGCCTATTATTGCTATGGGTACAGCGTTAGAAATAGGTAAGTTAGTTGCCGCCAGTTGGTTATATCATAATTGGAAAAGTGATGTACCAAAACTTTTAAAAGCATATTTATTTGCTGCTATTATTGTTTTAATCTTTATTACATCAATGGGCATCTTTGGTTTTTTATCAAAGGCACACCTTGATCAAGTAAAACCTACATCAGGTAATAATATAAAAATTAGTTTAATAGATAAACAAATCAATCAACAACAATTAATTATAGACAGATCACAAAAGACACTTGATCAATTAGATAAAGCATTAGAAGTTTATATAGAAAAAGAATTTGTAACTAGAGGTCTAAAAGAAAGAGCAAAACAAGAAGAAGAGCGTAATGCTCTAAATTCAGCGATAAACAATGCAAGTGATAAAATTGCTGAACTTACAAACTCAAAAGCAGGTTTACAATTAGAACAAGATAAAATAGAGGCCGAAGTAGGTCCTATTAAATATGTTGCTCAACTTATATATGGAGAAGATGCTCAAAGTCATTTTGATAGTGCAGTTAGAATTGTAATATTGATATTGATATTTGTATTTGATCCACTTGCAGTATTACTTTTAATTGCTGCTAATATATCACTAAGACAAATAAAAGCAAAAAAAGAACTATCAATAGGTGATGAAAAAGAAAAATTAAAACGTAGAATTGAAGTATTAGAAAGTAGAAATCAACGACTCAAACCATTTAAAGCTCTTGCAAAAGAATTTGGTGATGATCCTGATGAAATAAGACTTAAATTAAATCAAATATATGACTGGAATAACAATAAAAAGTGATAAATGAATGCTTGACATTTATGTTAAAATAATATATAATATATACTATGATTACAGTTGACGATATAAAAAAATTAAATCTACCTAACTTATCTAGCGATCAAATAAGAAGAATCACTAATGCAGAAAATTCATGTAAACATGCTCAGACAAATTGGGCTAAAAACTTTTGGTATGATATATTTAAAAAATTATGTGAAAAATATGGTTGCATGGATTATTTTAGAAAGGTAATACACTAATGAATATAATTAATAATACAATTAAAATATTATTGATATTGGTTGCTATATACACAGTTTATTCAATCAATGTTATTAATGAAAACATTAAAGAGTCTGAAACAAAAGTAAAACGTAGTTTGGTTATGCTAGAAGATAAAATGCTTGATGTGAAAGTAGAAAGTACAGTTGATAATTCATTTATTGATGAAAAATTAAATGATGTAAAAAAAGAGTTAGGTAGTATAGACTATGATTTGTCAATGCATATG